GTATGATCAATCCGCCGACAAAATGTCAATTAGATTTAAAACACTTTCAGGAAAAGTTGTTTCTGGAGAAGATGTTGTTGTAAGTAGAACTTCTGAAACCTTTCAAATTGCTCCAGATGCAACTTCGGTTTTTATTGGAGATGTTGATACAAAGTCAATTCCAGTGGGGAGTAAAATTATAGGAATTACAAATGTGTTACCACAAGAAAGAAGCACAATTGGTGGTAACATGGGAGGAATGTTTGATTTTCAATATCAATTTGCCCTTCACAATATGTTTAATCTTGCTTCTACAGATTTAGTTACTTATGACGTTTATCAAAGATATATGTCAACTTGGGAATTTATGTTTCGAGGTCAACAAGGAATTAGATTTAATAGAAAAACAGATAGGGTTCAATTAGATATTCAAGACTGGACAATCGACCAGTGGGTTGTTCTTGAAGCTTGGACTGCTTTAGATCCCAACGAATATATAGAAATTTATACGGATGAGTTTGTTAGAGAGTATGCATATTCTTTGTTAAAACAACAATGGGGATCTAATCTTAAAAAATATTCCGGAATTTCTTTGCCGGGCAACGTATCACTTAATGGCCAACAAATTTATGATGAAGCAACCGAAGAGCTTCGAACTCTTAGAGAAAGAGTTAGGAAGGAATTTGAGCTTCCTCCTGAGTTTATAATGGGATAGGTGCACGTGTGGCAACCAACAAATATTTTAATTTATACAAACAAAAACAAGAACAAGACCTTCTAGAAGGATTAATAGAAGAAGCTATTAAAATTCATGGCATAGATGCCGTATATCTCCCCCGCAAACACATGAAAGTTGATGGGATTTATAGAGAAGACCCATTGTCTTATTTTAATGATTATCATCACATAGAAGTTTACATTAAAAATGTTGATGGGTTTCAAGGGGATGGTGAGCTGTTTAGCAAATTTGGTTTAGATATTAAAAGTCAAATAACTTTTTGTATTTCTCGTTCTAGTTTTGCAAAAACTGTTGGTGAAGAAATGATTCGCCCAAATGAAGGAGACCTCATTTATATTCCTATGAGTAATGCCGATGGTCTTTACGAAATTAGGTTTGTATCTAACAAGAGTGTTTTTTATAACCTTGGTGAATTTTACATGTATGATCTTCAATGTGAGTTGTTTGCATTCCAAGATGAAAATATCAAAACTGGTATTGCTGAAATTGACCGCATGGCAGATGAAGGATCACAAAATATTCTTATACCATTAGGAGCAGGTTCTGGAACATTTTTACCTGGAGAAATTGCATATCAAGGACCATCCGCACTTGGGGCTGATGCAAAAGCAACGGTGATTAATATTGATGCGTCTGGAAATCTTGTTGTAAAAAATGTGTTTGGTTCATTTGATGTTGGATATGGTCCCATCAAAGGTGAAAAAAGTGGCTCCAATTTTATTATGCGACCAGATTTAAAAACTGATATTACAAACGATTTTGGTGCACAAAATCAAGATATGTCCAAGGATTCCATTATTGACTTTACTGAAGGAAATCCATTTTCTGAAGAAGGTGTGTAATGTTTGGTCAAACTTTTTACCACAGTACAATGAAAAAAATGATGGCCACTTTTGGGGCTATTTTTTCTAACATTTATGTGGTTAGGCGGTTAAGTAATGGAAATGAAATAGAGCGCATAAAAGTGCCTCTTGCTTATGGTCCAGCTCAAAAATACCTCATAAAAACTCGTCAAGATCCAAATTTGGACCTTAATTATGCAATCAGATTGCCAAGGTTAAGTTTTGAAATAGCAGCCGTGGAGTATGATTCAACTAGAAAACTTAATACAATTAAGGTCAATTCTGTGCCCATAGAAGGGGATCCATCCAAAGTTTTAACTCAATATCAAGGGGTTCCATACATTATTAGAGTAAACCTTTCAATATTATCCAAAAATATTGACGATGCCAATCAAATAGTAGAACAAATTCTTCCTTGGTTTACCCCAGTTTATGCCGTTACTGTTAATACTATTCCAGGAATGGATTATACCGATGACATTCCAATAACTTTGCGTTCTGTGCAGCTTTCAGATAATTATGACGATATGTATGACGTTAGGCGTGATGTGGTATGGAATATGTCGTTTGACATTCGTACGTGGTTCTATGGGCCTATTAGAGACCGTAAACTTATTACAGCTGCCCAAACAGATATTATTAGAACAACTATTAATCCAAGCAGTATGTCCGAGGCGGAGTTACAACAATTTCCAAGAACAGGAAGAGTTAGTATTACTCCACAAGATCGTAATGCAACATACGAAGAAGATTATGGATACACCGAAATTGTTCAAGAATTTCAAGATGATATGCGAGCAAATCCTACTACCGGAGAAGATGAGATTGCTTCCATAAAAATTAGGGCTCAGACTGTTGTAAATATTGACAAAGTTGGAAAACCAAAGTTTGTCTAAATAATTTGCATGAGTGACGATGAAAACATTTTTGACAAAAACAAATTTGTAGCAACTGAAGAGGATATAAAAAATATCCCTAAAGTTTCTGCTACTGCCTCAAAATTAGATATTGATATCACATCTACTTCCCCAGCAGTTCCACCGATTGGTGGAAACGACCTTTCTACGGATTATCAATACATTAGAACAAATCTATATTCAATAACAGAACGTTCTATTGACGCTCTAAACAATCTTGTTCAAATTGCGGATCAAAGTCAGCACCCAAGAGCATATGAAGTTGTTGCATTGTTAGTAAATACTATTGCCAGTGCTCAAAAAGATTTGATGACAATTCACAGAGAAAAAGCAAAAATTGAAAATGTTATTGCAAAAAGCCAACCAGAGGTTGTTAATAATAACCTATTTGTTGGAAACACAGCACAGCTTGATGAAATTATTGCCAAAATGACTAAGAAAACAAATGAGTGATAATTTTACTCAAATAGCACCAGATGGAGTGAGATATTATAAAAACAACCCAAACTTAAAGGGGGAGGGTGTTTCTTTTGTTTTTACCAAAGAACAAATTGAAGAGCGCATCAAATGTGCTCAAGATCCAATATATTTTATTCAAAAATATATGAAAATTGTTCATGTTGATAGGGGTCTTATTCCCTTTGATTTGTATGATTTTCAAAAAACTCTTCTTAAATCATATATCAATAACCGATTTACAATTGCAAAACTTCCACGACAGGTTGGCAAATCGACAGTTACCATTTCTTATATTTTATGGACTGTGTTGTTTGGGCCAATGCAAAACATTGCAATTCTTGCTAACAAGGCCGCAACTGCACGAGATATTCTTTCAAAACTTCAATTGGCATACGAGCATATTCCACTCTGGATGCAGCAAGGAATTACACAATGGAATAAAGGGTCTATTGAGCTAGAAAACGGATCAAAAGTTATTGCAGCAGCAACTGCATCTAGCGCAGCCCGTGGTAGTTCATATAACGTAATTTTTTTGGACGAGTTTGCTTTCGTGCCAAAAAATATTGCGGAAGAGTTTATTACGTCAGTTTACCCAACCATTTCTTCCGGTAAGACGACCAAAGTTATTATGGTGTCTACTCCAAATGGGATGAATTTATTTTATAAGTATTGGACTGATGCTGTTAATAAAAGAAATTTATATGTTCCTATTGAAGCCCATTATTCTGTCGTTCCTGGCAGAGATGAAGATTGGGCAGAAGATCAAAGAAAACAACTTGGTGAAGAAAAATTTAATCAAGAGTTTAACTGCGATTTTTTAGGGTCGTCAAATACCCTTGTTTCTGGGGCAAAATTGGCCACTTTAGCATGGAATTCTCCAATTGAAAGAATTGGTTCATTAAATATTTACGAACACCCAAAACAAAACCATATCTATATTATTGCTGTTGATACATCTGAAGGACAATCTTTAGACTACTCCGCATTTACGGTTATTGATTGTACACAAACTCCATATAAAGTTGTTGCTAGATATTATGACAACAAAACAACTCCAATGTTATATCCTAACATAATATACAATGTGGCATTAAAGTACAACTTTGCATATTGCCTTGTTGAAAGCAATTCTATTGGCGGACAAGTTGTAGACACTTTGTATAATGATCTTGAGTATGAAAATATTTTTGCAACAACTAATCTTGGTCGTGGTGGGCAAAGAATTTCTCAAGGATTTTCAAAAAATTCCAAATTTGGAGTTAAAATGACCAATCAAATTAAATCCATAGGATGTTCGAATCTTAAAGGATT